TGTGAAAAATAACTTTTGTACTTTAGGTACAGTTAAACTAGGGTGTTGGCATGTAAAGGTCAGTACCCTAGTTGATCAAATACTTATAATTTGCTTGAATATAAATACTAATGACATTATAATAAGGATGTTTTATAATGAGATTGAAGCTTTTGAATTTATGGAAACAATATGATTAAAATTTTAAAATTAGTTACCGGTGAAGAATTGGTTGGCGATGTTTCTCGATTGCAAGATACATTGACAATACACAAACCTTTTATGATTACAATGGCAAGGGATCCCGCAAACCCAGGCGGTGATATGCAACTAGCATTATTTCCCTATGTCCCATATGTAAAAGATCACAAATTGCAATTAGATGAAAAGAGCATAGTTTGGATGACCGAATTAGTTGACTCTATGGTTAAAGATTATAACAAAGCAATTGAATCATTAAAAATTACTGAAGTTGTTCCAGAAAATAAAGAACAATTTACGACTTTTGCGAATATAACAAAGACTATATGAAAAGACAATTGAACGGGCCTGTTGTCTTTATAGACCCAGTAACAGGAAAAGCATTATGTGACTCTGTTCAATGTAAGAATAAGTTCAAAGACATTAAATATAATGTAAAAGAAACAAATTATAAATGGGTCGGCGGCCCTGTTATACATAAACAATACTATGCAATATGTAATGAATGTGGTAGATCTCATTCTACAAGTAAAGCAAAAGCTTTAACCGGCCAAAGCTTTAGGCGTGGAACCGACAACGCAGGAAAAGATCCTGAAATTAATGAAAGTGAACTATGAGTAAGAAAATTGAAAGCGTTAAAAAGCGCACCAAACAAGGCGGACGAGTAAAGACATCGTCTATGAATAAGACGCAAAAATCATCGTTCAAAAAATATCGCGGCCAGGGCCGTTAATAAATATATCGCGGGGTAGCTCAGTAGAAGAGCGCGGGACTCATAATCCCGAGGTCGGTGGTGCGACTCCACCCCCCGCATCCATCAATTATGTTTGAATACATATCTACATTCTTAGCAATGTTTATCGTTGATATACTATACTCATATTATATCAAAGCAATTCAAGACGAAGAAGCATTAAAGGCGGGACTTTGGGCGGGCACAGTGTATGCAATTGCAAGTGTCTCTGTCATTAATTTTACTATTAACCATTGGTTAATTATTCCAGCTGCACTGGGCGCAGCTTTAGGAACTTATGTAGGAATAAGAATGCGTCAAGATAACGGGCCAGATGAACCCATGTAATTGGATTAATGTGAAATTTATATTATGTGTATTTGCTTTTATATCCAGCAATCTTTTTGCTATGGATATTACTGCAGACAGTTGGTTGGTTGCAGACGGTAACGGCAAGATACTTCAAAGTGAAAATCCTACTGCATCAAGATCAATTGCAAGCATAACAAAACTTATGACTGTAATGGTAGTGCTGGATAAGAAATTACCATTAGACGCAAAGATAAATCAATATACCAGAAAAGAACTGATTCAACTGGCAATGGTTAAATCGGATAATAAAGCCGCAATTGCTTTATGTGATAGTTATCCTGGCGGAAAATTAATGTGCGTTAGGGCAATGAATCAAAAAGCATTTGATTTAAATATGCTTGATACAAAATATGTAGAGGCATCTGGTCTAGATGTAATGAATATTAGCACTGCACTTGATCTTATTAAATTAGTACAGGCAGCTAAAGATTATCCTGCAATTGTAGAGGCAAGTAATACTTCTAGGATATCAATAAAGTTAAAAAAGAAATGGTTGTTCTTTAATAACACCAATCCTATAATTGGTAAAAGATATAATTTTGTTGTTAGTAAAACAGGATATATTAAAGCATCTGGCGGATGCATTGTTATGATGTTAGATACAGATGTAGGCAGACGTATTGTAGTTGTTCTTGGAAGTAAGAATACTCGCACAAGAATACCGGAAGCAGAGTTTATTGCAACTCACGAATAACTTATTGCCAATACTTAGAATAATCTAATTTATCCCAATAGGATTTATTATTTCTGTTCCAGAAGTTTTTTACAAGATACATAACCATTCCAAAATATCCCATCTTTTGGAATCTTCTGCTATCTTGCCCGCAATAATGTTTTACCAACTTAAATTTCTTAACATCATATTGCTTAGATAAAAAGAAATCTTCGCTTGTTCCGTGTGTTTCTGAAAATCCGCCGTATTCTTCAAATTTATCTCTACGGGTCAACATAAAAGATCCTACAGCAAACGGCACCTTGCGTTTCATAATGTTATTTGTAAAATTAAAAAGCATAAATCCAATCTGTGCTCTTTTGTCTCCATCATAGCATTTTAAATTTAATCCAACTAAATCTAAATCATTGTATTCTAATTCGTACACACATTCAAGTATAACTGTGTCGGAGAAAAATCTTACATCGCTATCTATGAATAGTATGTATGGGGTTGTTGCCAATTTTGCTCCATTGTTTTTAGCAATAGAAACAGGGCCGCCATCTATAATTTCTATATTTAAATTTCCTTTATTTTGTTGAATAACTTTTCGGGTATTATCTGTAGAGGCATCTGCAATAATAATTCTTGTTCTTCCAAGACATTGTTTTTTTAAATCATCTAGTAAAAATGAAATATAGTCTTCCTCATTTTTACATGGAATAACAATTGTAATTTTATCTTCTATCATACTTCGTCCTTTTCACTTGTCCAAGTAATTATTTCCCATTTGCCGTCATGGTGTTCAACCAATGCAGTACATGATTCAACCCAGTCGCCGTCATTCATGTAGGCAACGCCGTCTATTTCTTTAATCTCGGCATGATGAATATGCCCACAGATTACACCATCAAATCCACGTTTCTTACAATAGGTTGCAAGATTTTTCTCAAAATGAAAAATAAAATCTACTGCTTTCTTTACTCTTGCTTTGAGATATTGACTAAGACTAAAGTACCCAAAACCAAAGCGATGGCGTATCCAATTGTATTTGCTATTAACCGATAGAATGAAATCATATGCTTTATCTCCTAAAAAACTTAACCAGGGCGCTAATCTGGTTATACCGTCAAACATATCTCCATGTACTACAAGATAATGTTTACCGTCTGCGCCTATATGTTCTATTTGATTATGTATCTCAACGAGGCCGAAGCTGAAACCATATGGGATCATAGGTCTTAAGAATTCGTCGTGATTGCCTGCAATATACACAACACGAGTGCCACGTTTAGCATGACCGAGAACACGACGGACCACATTAGTGTGGCTTTGTTTCCACCGCCATTTGTTTTGTTGAATTCTCCAAGCATCTATTATATCTCCTACTAAGTATAGTGTATTGCAAGAATTATTCTTAAGAAAATTGTTTAGCTTATCTGCCTTACAATCTTTTGTACCTAAATGTACGTCGCTTATAAAAATACTACGATATTTTTTATCTGACATTTCTAATCTTCTATGTTAATAAATAGTTGATGTACTTTAATATAGTAATTACTTTTAACGATTTATTGTTCTTACTTGGGTGCCTGCCGTTAGTTATGATATTTTGGGAAATGTTTAAAGATTGGAAAAAAGATAAACACTAACCCCCGTTGGCTGCCTTAGCCAATTCTTTTTTCTGTTCTTGTTCTCTTAACCAATGATTTTGTCTACGAATTTGTAATGCCTTTGCTTGTTTAGCTTCAAGTTCTTTTTGTTCTTCGGCCATACTATAAAATTGAACACCTAGCATAACAAATGCAGAAATAACAATTCCAAATCCTATAGTATACATTGTTATCATAACATACTTAGCCATCTTTTCTTTATGTTCTTGCTTGGCCTTTGCTTGTGCTTCTTCACCTTCGCGTTTTTCTGTTAATAATCTAGTGCGTTCGGCAATCATTTCTTCCCAGATTTGAGGCTTACCTAATTGCCAATAAATCATGTCTTTTAATGCTCTCTCATCCTCGCGCAATTTATTGCTGTGCATAGCAAACTCAAGTGCCATACGACCAATTTGAGCATCAGTTTTATCCATAGCACCGTGTTTAGCTTTGATGCTGGCTAAATGAACTTGATCGGCCGCCTCAAAGAAATGCCCTACTTGTCCAATAATACTATTGACATCTTTACCCATAGCAATGGCTTGTTTAATACCACTGATTGC